ATAACGTCGGGTTGAATCGAGTGCGTCATACTGACCTGCGCTTAATCCAGAGAATTCGAAGTCAAGCGCAGCAACGGGCATCGCTTTAACATTTCCACTCTTTGATACTACAGCGTCGGATCCCTTTAAGATACCCATGAAGATTGTATCTCCTGTCCAAATATAACCTTCGCTAGAAGTAGCACCAGGGTTTGCAGTCTCTCGGCGAGCCGCTCCAACGTATACATTGGGGATTCCGAGAACATCTTTTAGAACTTGGATTACAACTTCATCGTTAAGAATACGATTCCCACTTGCGAGTCCGCTTCCAACAGCTCCTGCAAATCCGCGAACCTCGGGGTTCCGTGCTAACTCTCGGAATACATCGCGACCCAAAATTAAGCAATCGGGGTTAATACCGTGCGAGTTTGCGAAGACAGTATCTTTTACAACATGAAGATCATGGAGGGGTTCTCCGCCTGCTGCGTTGAACTTATTTCCTGTTCCGCCTGTTAATGCTGCCACTGTGCTGTTATTTGTAAAGTTAGCAGTATCAAAAAGAAGATCCGCAGCGCGTTTCTCTTTTGCGAGCTTCATAGTCCGAGCCACTTTGCGAACGATCCGAGCTTCCTCTGAACCTGGGTATTGACTATCAAAGATGTCCTCCATCGCGATCGAATCGGAGGCGGAGTAGATCTTTGCTTTATAAGTCAAGTTAGTTCGATCAAAGGATCCGATCATCGCTCGACTTGAACCTGGTGCACGCTCTAGATCAAGATCAGTCGCGCCCATGAAGTTCCGAGTGTTCTCGATTAAGAGAGTCCCGCTTCGTTCTGGAATGTTTACTTTTTCAAAAACTTGATCAGCGATTAATTGATTATCCGAGGGGATCGCTTCAATCGCGAGGCTCGTTAAAATCTGATCGACTGGATGAATATTGCTATAAGATGAAGCCATGATTTATCTCCTTAAGCTTTAACAATAGAGGGACCAAAGAAAAGGACTTCGCCTTGATCATTGTCCGCGCTTGCTGTTGAATTGATATTTGGAAGGATGCGAGCGACTACAAAGTTTGTAGACGCTGCGCTGTCGAGTTTGCCACTTGCAGCAGCTGTTAAAAGACAATCTCCAGAGTTTTCGAAAGCAGCGATCGCACCGAGTTTAGCTCGACTCACTCCATGAATAAGAACGTCGGTGACTTCTCCTGCTGCGCAACCTCGTTGGGCGATTCCAAGAATAAGAGCAGAGGTCGCATCCGCTGCGCCACATTGGGCGATCTTTCCATTAGCGTCGAACTTCACAAGATCGAACTCGGCAATAGTTGACGCTGCGACGTATGATTTAACGATATTTTGAGTTTGCATAATTACACTCCGTAAGCTTTAAGGAATTCTTGAGTATTAGTTTGTCGGAACTCGGAAAGTGCTTGCGCATAAGTCAATCCTTTTTCTTCCGACAGTGCTTTAATCTTAAGATTGATTGTCTCTTTAGTGATTTCTTGCCCACTCGCACCGTGCCCGACTTGAGTCATAGGAACGACAGAATTAGCAGGTCGCTCGGAGAACATAGTCCAGAAGATCGCGTCCCCATTCTTTTTAAAGTCATAGGCTTTGTTTGCTGCCTCTTCTTCAGCGGGAGAGATCTTACCCTCTCGAAGGAGCGCGCCAACCGCTTCGCGACGCTCTGCTTCCAATTTATCAGCCTTAAGGGATTGAACTTGCTCTCTTAAAGATTGGATCTCTGAGAGGAGTTGAGTCGTCGGTAAAGATTCACTCATTTTATAGTGCTCCTTCTTTTTTTCATCTTTGTCTTTATCATCGTGCTCGGCGAGCTTTTTCTTATCATCATCCTCGGCGAGCTTTTTTTTATCATCGTGCTCGGCGAGTTTTTCGTTATCATCGTCCTCGGCGAGCTTTTTCTTATCATCATCCTCGGCGAGTTGCGCTTCAGAATCTTTATTGATTTTAGATTCGTTTTCTTCTGACATCTCTTTAATTTTAGCTTCCAAGCTTCGGACCATTGCGTCCTTCTGGATTGCAAAATCAACGAGATCATCGTGAGACATTCCTTGTAAATCGGATTCCGTCTTCATTGGATTCTCCTTCAATGTGATTCGATCAATCTTGTCATGTTGTTGTGCAGGTCGGGGAGTCAATGTGATCGCTAAAAGCTGCGCATCTCCAATTTTGTCTCCTCCATCTCTAGTGAATATTTCTCCGTGCAAATACTCGGGAGAAGACCATAAGATCCCTCCCGCATCTTTGACTACTTGGAGTCCTCGTTCGTTATACGCGGGGATTGCATAAAGTCCGTCGGATCTTAAATCAAGATCGACGATGAGTCCGAGAGCATTTCCACTTTCTGGAGGAGCGGGACTCCCACTTTGAAAAGGACTCGTCGCATGCTGCCAATCGATAATGACAGGATCCGCCGAGCGTCGCTCTCTAAAGACTCGAACTATCTCTTTGAGGAGATCTTGATTGATTTCTTTTCCAATCTTGTCTCCGTTCATGCGGGACGATACCTGCCCGAGAGATAAAGTTTTAAAAGGCTTTCCAATCGTAAGTCCGTCGGGGACTTCATAGATTGGGTTAGCCTCTCCTAAAAGATTCGCCTCCAAATAAGCGCGGAGGGTTTGAGCTTTTTCGTCTGCTGCTTTCATTTGATTAACCACTTTCTTTGACCACGTAAATCCAGCATCCCCGCCCCATCCGTGCCAAGCTTGCCATCCCTTCCCTTTATCATCCCAAGTCGCGCCTTTTTTATCGACTTCATGGCGGGTGAAGTATGCGAGCATTCGTCGAACGGTCTCGGGCGACAGCTCTTTACCATTGGCGAGATCCCGTGCACGGGCGATTCCCACAGCGGTCATCCCTCGTTGGGATTCGGGTTTGGAGGATCTTACTTCGAGAGCGCGACGTCCCGCGTCCTGCGCTCCTTTTGGAGGAGTAAAATTAATATGATCGTACTTCTTAGGAATCGCTAAAAGCTCCGCTTTTTTCTCCGCCTTGCTCTTTTGGGGATGGCCTTCTGGAAGCAGATCGAGATCAGTCGTGTATGACTTCTTTCTCTCGCCCGTTCCAACGAGCTTAAGGAACGCTTTGACCCTTGCGAGTGCCCACTGCTCTCTAGATGTAACTTGCGGACGATGAGAGGCGGAGAAAGCTCCCGCTCCCCGTTGATAAACCGCTTTAAGCGTTCCAAGATCGACTCTTTTAGATTTCGCAGTGTACTTCTCATTATGTTCATCCCGATAGTTCTCAAGGGCTTTTAAGGATTTCTCGGGGATCTTGATTCCTCCCCTTGATCCACTTGCAGCTCCCTTCGGATTAATCTTTGAACCCTTGACTCGATCTTTAGGAGGTGCGGGAGTTTGAGCTTGCGTGCGTTTCTTCTTAGCTTTGAGGCGGATTTTTTTAACCATTATTGCGTCCTTTTCTTCTTAGGAGGTTCTCAGCCAATGAAGCGACCCCTCCCCCTTTCGGCATGGACCGTTCGAGAGGAGTTCGTTCCGCAATCTCGGGAAGCTCTCCAGCTCCAAGTCTTTCGCGAATCGCCCGCTCTAAATCATCATCGGGAGTTAAAAGACCCGATTGGACTAGACCTGGCAGCATCCCGAGAGACTCTGCAAGGTCGTCCGTATCTAGACCCGTGTGCGTTAAGCGGGGAAGCTTGCTAGGATCGATCGCCCCATAATTCCATCGGATTAAGCGTCCTATAGTCCCTCCCCCTCGACGATCTACTCCCGAGACCTGCGCAGCGACGATATCGCAAAGGTTGATCGCAGCTCTTCTAAATACCGATAAATGTACTTCGCCAACAGATCGAGAACCCGTGTCGCTGATTCCTAGGTTTGCGAATTGAGCAAGGAAGGCCTGCGAGATTTGATTATCGCACTCCTTGATTATATCCAAGGGGCCTTGACTATATAGGTTCGGCGTAATCGCGTATGAATCAAACTGGATTACTGGAGACTCAACAAGATATGCGAGTTCAGTAGATAAGAAAGCCTCCGCTTGATCCGCAGCGTCTTCAATCATCGTACTTATATCAGCATCGGTTAAGCCTTGCATCTCGGCCTGCGACCGATCGACTTTTACTTTTGGAGTGGGCAACGCCCATCTCTCTAATCCAACGCACATAAGATTGGAGACTCTTTGCTTTGTTCTCCACCACCACCACACGGGTCGAAGCATCCCGATCCCTTCGAAGTTTGATCCCGTTCTATTAAGAGTAAGAAGCAGCAGCTTATTAGCTGGAATAGGCTCGGGTGTGTATGTATATCCGACGACGTTCTGGAGGACCCCGTCTAAATGTTGCCCATCTCTAGATAACCAACGATTATGGGCGGAGGGTTCTCGATCCGCATAATAGTCTAAC